CAGAAAGATAAAGAGGTAAGAAAAAATGAGAAAAGAACTTACAACACAAGAACTTATTAAACTATCAAAAGAAATTTTAGAGGTTAAAAATCGCAGAGAGCGCTCACTTAAACTAGGAGAGATTTTAAAACGTGAAAACCTATCAGAAGATGACATGTATTCATTATATAATACGCTATTAACAGCTATCCAAGTTTATGGCGATGTTATCGGATTCAATGAAGAAGATTTTAAAGAAATGGCTCTTACAATTTTTGTACTTGAAAAAGTTGAAGAAGCTAAAAAGGATATTGCATAAGGAGGTAAGGAAAATGCTAAATATTAAAACACTTATTAAGACGGTTTACAGAGGTAGCAGATATTTCTATCATCAAGGTGTAAACGGGTACAATGTATTTACAGACGCTCAAATTATTATTTTCATTAAAGAAGATACACATAAAGAACTATGTAAAGTTCTTTCTGATTATGTAAATCGTTCTGGAACTATTGATAGAAATTATTTAGTGGAAATGATAGAAACTTTTTCAAAAGCTGAAAATAATATCAATTCAATCTATAATGCTGATAAAAATTATACTCTTATGGATTCAGATGATGGTAAAATTACATGGTTTGCAAGTTGCTTACTTGCTTGTATCTCAAAAAGATATAAAGGTGGCAAAGAGGTTGTAAAGAATACACCAACAATAAAGCATGAAACTTTTAGGGTTTATTATAAAGGCGATGATGAGTTATTTGTAGCTATTCTACCAGTTTGTGCCTTAAATAATGATGGGGTTGTGTTTAGAAAATAATTTACTTTCTTATTAAGTTTATCACTTGCAAAATTTTTCTAATTGTGGTAGACTTAAATAAGAAAATAAATAACCTTTATTTTCTTAAATGTAAAAAGCAAATTTTAAAGAAAGGAGTAAAAGCACTTGACAGATTTACCTATCAAATGTAGCTTTAACGCTACTCAGGTAACTTTCAATCTGTATAAAAATGAAGATGGTAACGTAACTATCACAACTGAACAAGTGACGATTAACCAACGTCGCCAACTTCCTTATATTGAACGTTATCTAAAAGAGCGTTTCAAGGGTTATCTTACTATTGAGGTAGTAGATTATGAATATAAAAGCTATAACGCTACTATACCTTTTGCAACCGCCTTAGAACACGCAGAGGAACAACAAGCGGAAGGGGTGTAGTAAATGGCTTTAACACCAAAACAAAGGAAGGTACAGAGGGACTATCTAACAAGGAAGAAAAGAACGCTACAACGTCAGGGCGCATCTAATGCTGAAATTAAGGCTTTTATGGGTGGTCGGTGGGAGTTTGCTGGAATGAGTGACAAAGCGCTAGAGCGTGCCTATAACGAGGTTAAAGGCAAGGGGCGTACTCAAGTATTTGGCAATCATGTTTACACTAGCGACTATGTGAAAAAAGCTAAGGCTTGGTACGGGGATAAATTTTCTGTAGAAAAGCTGACCCAAGGTTTTCGCAGTTCCCAGCGCTCAGACTTGAACCGCTTTCACTCAGCCAAAGAGGTCAAAGAATACCGTTCAGAACGTGACAGAGAAGCTAAAGAACGCTATATACAAGCCCTTGAGGAAATGCACTACAATACTAGAGAAGCAGGAAACAAAGCACAAGAAAAAGCCTTTAAAAGCATGGTATCACGCATAAGGCGCATGAGTGCCAGCAACTTTGGCGCATTTCTTACAGGTGGGGCGTCTGATAAAGTTTCTTTTGATAACGTCATGGTGTTTGTAGACACGGACGGTAAAGACACGGCTTTTGAATTTCAAGACAGCCTAGCCCGTGAAATCCTTGATAATGTAGATAGGTTTTCCAAGCAATTTGTTTCTGACATGAGAAGACGAAAGAAGCGAGGGAAGAAGTGACTTGCTACTATGCAGGCGACTTTGAAACGACTACAAACGAGGAAGAAACAGAGGTTTGGCTATCGTGTTTTGCAAAGGTGACTGACTATGACAAGCTAGACACTTTTAAGGTAAATACAAGCCTTGAGGACTTTCTGAAAGCCTTATATCTTGACCTTGATAAAACTTATACGGATACAGGAGAAGATGAATTTATCATATTCTTTCATAATCTCAAGTTTGACGGCTCTTTCTTGTTATCTTTCTTTCTGAACAATGATATAGAATGTACTTACTTTATCAATGATATGGGTGTATGGTATTCTATAACGCTAGAATTTCCAGACTTTACGCTGACTTTTAGAGACTCCCTAAAAATCCTTAACTTTTCAATCGCAACGATGGCAGGTCTTTTCAAAATGCCAATAGCTAAAGGGACTACACCCTTGCTAAAGCATAAGCCAGATGAAATAAAGCCAGAATGGATTGACTACATACATGTAGACGTTGCAATCCTTGCCCGTGGTATCTTTGCAATGTACTATGAAGAAAACTTTACAAAGTATACGTCAGCAAGTGAAGCGCTGACCGAGTTTAAACGGATTTTCAGAAAGTCAAAACGAAAATTCAGAGACTTTTTCCCAATTCTTGACGAAAAGGTGGACGACTTTTGCCGTAAGGCTTACCGTGGGGGCTGGACGTTCGCCAACCCAAAAACGCAGGGGCGAACCTTAAACCAGCTAATAGACATTTATGACATTAACAGCATGTATCCAGCTACAATGCTACAAAATGCCCTTCCAATCGGTATACCAAAACGTTACAAAGGGAAGCCCAAGGAGATAAAGCAAGACCACTACTATATTTATCACATTAAAGCCGATTTTGACTTAAAACGTGGCTACCTCCCAACTATACAAATTAAGCGCAAACTTGACGCTTTAAGAATTGGGGTCAGGACTAGCGATTATGTGACTACCTCAAAGAACGAGGTTATAGACCTATATCTGACTAATTTTGACCTTGACCTATTTTTAAAACATTATGATAGTTCTATCATGTATGTTGAAACACTTGAATTTCAGACAGAATCAGGCTTGTTTGATGACTATATCACTACTTACCGATACAAGAAAGAAAACGCACAAAGCCCAGCAGAAAAACAAAAGGCTAAGATTATGCTAAATAGCTTATATGGGAAGTTTGGCGCTAAAATCATATCGGTTAAAAAACTAGCCTATCTGGACGATAAAGGGATATTACGCTTTAAAAATGACGATGAAGAAGAAGTACAACCCGTTTATGCACCTGTTGCCCTTTTCGTAACGTCAATAGCTCGTCACTTTATCATATCTAACGCACAAGAAAATTATGATAATTTCTTATATGCCGATACAGACAGCTTGCACTTGTTCCATTCTGACAGCCTTGTCTTGGATATAGACCCGTCAGAGTTCGGGAAGTGGGCGCATGAGGGTAGAGCCGTAAAGGCAAAATATCTACGCTCTAAACTCTATATAGAAGAATTGATACAAGAAGATGGGTCAACGCATTTAGACGTTAAGGGTGCAGGAATGACCCCAGAAATCAAAGAAAAAATCACTTTTGAAAACTTTGTTATCGGGGCAACTTTTGAGGGTAAGCGTGCAAGTAAGCAGATTAAAGGGGGTACGCTGATTTATGAAACAACCTTTAAAATCAGAGAAACAGACTATCTTGTTTGATGGCTTTATACTCTCGGTTTACCGCACCTTTTTTAAAAATTTATTACATAAACAACAGGTTAAAAATAAAAAAGGGTACTATTACCAGAAATCGAATAACGCACCTAAAAATACTATCTTTCTAAAGTCCTATCTAAAAGCACATTATGCCTATGAAGATTTTGACTATATCATGGAATTATACAAATTTGTTTCGGCAGAGTTTGAAAAACTCAGCATAAATGCTTTTTACAACTTATGTTGCTATTTAGAAGAAAATAAAATCTATTCACTTTCTTCTAATTCTCTTTACGATTGTTACGAGAAATCAAAGAACCGTCAAAACGATTTAGAAAATCTCAATACAATCATCGCACCATTAAAATTTTTAAAATCAACAAACGGAGATAAACAAAATGGCTAAAAAACAAGCAAAACATGAAAACTTTGATACAGTTGTAGCACAGGCTATAATCACAGCGACATCTAACAAATCAGACGGCAAGTATAAGCAGAAAAAAGCGACTAAAGCCGTGTACCTTGTCCCAGCGACAGAAGAAGACAGCAAGAAGCTTGTAGATTTTGGGTTACGACTCTACACACCAGAAACAGAGAAAGACCCAGACGCTCGCCCTTACTTTGTTGTGAAAGCTACTGAAACTGTGAAAATTTTCACAAGCGAAACCGATTTTGAAGAACTGAATTTTGGTGTATCTTATGAAGAAGTTGACCCAGAATCAGGGGAAATCACAACTAAGAAGACCCCGAACTATAAGACAGAAGAACCCGTACACGTTGCGATTATGTTTGTAGAGGGTGGCGATAACGGGAACGACTTTTTCCGTCTCAATGCTTTGATGGCTGACACGTTGACCCTTGAAGAAGTGCAACCCGTGAACCCGTTTGCAGGGCTATTCGGTAAATAAAAAGAGCCTTCCCAATCGGGAAAGCTCCAATTATAAAGCGTTTTTCATGGCTTGAAAAGTCAGTTGGTTAGAATGACCCGTACTGGATAGCACCCCCTTGAGGTGTAACCATCTACCCAGCACTAGACAAGCCTTGAAAAGCCTTACAGATTCATCATATCATACTTGCTTTATTTTGTCAAGTATGATATACTTTGTTTAAAAATTGAAAGGAGAGGAACATGACCTCACAGGAATGCCTAGCAGTGCTAGACGCTGCAATGGCAAAAGTCGGAAACGATGAAGAAATTGAGAGCCTAACGGCTGACTTGATTGACATTAAGGCTTTTGTCGGAGAAGTTGACACAGTTGTCTCAGTCTTGAATGAAGACGTTGAGCGCCTAAATCTTAAAAATGGTAATTTACGTTCAGCAAATAACGAACTTTACCGCCGTTTAGGTCAACAAGACGAAATCATGAAACAAGCACAAGAAGACATGAGCGTAGTATCAGCAATCAACGCTGTTATTTAAAGAAAGGAAGAAAAGAAAATGAAACCATTTTCAAAAAGCATTAACTGGTATCCTAACAACGCACTAGACGCACTCAAGGACGAACCAGAAACAGTCGCAGAAGTAACACCGCCAGCTACAATGCCAGCGGACACGCCGGCGCAGGAAGTGCCAAACTACCCAGCGCAAGCCCCAGCCAGCGAAGTTGAGGGCGTAGAAATGAACATCGACCACGAAAACATCGTAGAAGAGGGAGAAGAATAATATGGCTAATAAAATTACCACTTTTTTATCAGGTCAGACAGGGAAACAAATTTCAAACATCGACCTATTGAACTCTATCCGCACCCGTGCCAGCGCTGACTATCAGGCAGACATTCCTGTACTTGAGGGCGCACGCATTAACCACGCAACCGTGCCGTATCAGGATTTTCAAAAGCACGCCAATGAGTTTTTCACAGCTCTTGTAAACCGCATTGGCTCTACGGTTATTAAAGCCCTTACTTATGAAAATCCTTTGGCTATTTTCAAGTCAGAGACCTTTGAGTTTGGAGACACGTTGCAAGAAATCTATGTACACCCAGCGGAAAAGAAAACCTATGACGCAAAATCAGACGTCAGCCCGTTCAAATTCGCTGATACAGACATCGAAGTCTTTTACCACACTTTGAACAATGAAAATTACTATGAGCGTACTTTTGAACGTGCTTGGATTCAGAAAGCCTTTGTTTCGGACATGGCGTTTGACGAGTTCGTTGACAAAATGTTTACATCATTGTTATCATCTGATACGCTGGACGAGTACCAAGCTGTTAAGGGTGTACTTGAGAAATCACTTGCGGAAGTTTCTTATACAGACCTTAAGGGCAATGCTAAGAAAATCACAGTAGCAGGTACTAAAATCGATGAAAGCAAACAAGACTTTGTCGTAGACTTTAACCAGTCTCTAATCAACTTGTCTAAACGTTTCACAATTCCATCACGCACTACCTTTAACAACCCCGTGGGCGTGCCAAACATGACGGCAATTGAAGACCAGTACCTAGTTATTTCTGCTGAGTTCTCAACTCACTTGGATATGTTACTTGCTAATGCTTTCAACATGGATAAAGCAAGCGTTTTGGCTCGCACAATCGTGGTAGATGATTTTGAAAAATTCACGGGAGAGGGCGCAAACAATGGACGTAAGCCAGTCGCTTTCCTTATTTCAGCTAAATCTATCATTAACAAAGACAAGCTAGTACACATGGAAGCCATCCGCAACCCTCGCAACATGACCTACAACTATTTCTACCATCACCACTACATGACAAGCCTTTCACTTTTTGAAAACATTCATTTCTGGTATGTTGAGGAAGCCTAAAGGCTGACCAAGGGCGGGGGAAAACCCCCCGCCTATTTTATTAAGTGAAAGGGGACTAAATGAGTTACAAGAATTACAAGCGACATCTTGGCAAGATTGAGCTAAACAAAGAAACAGTAGAGCGTAACCGTATCGCCTTTTATGATTTTTATTTCAATTATTTCTATAATATCGTGGTCAACTATTTCACTTGGGAGGGTTTGCCTAATGATATTGACGAGTTATTTATAGAGAAAAAGCTAATAGAAAATGGGCATGTGGCTTTCTTCCATGATGATACGTTTGGCTATATCGCACAGGGCGGAACAAGAGGGGAACGCTTAAACCATTATGACCAGCCTTTGACCTACCAACCCGTTAACGCTAGCAGTATGAACTATTTTAAACAAATGGAAATCGCTTATACTGAAAACGATTTTAGGGTAATTTCAGAGCTACACGAGGACAACCCAGACAAGATAAAACGACCTTGTATTGTGATTCCTAATAATAACTTTTATGAGCCGTATATAGGCTATCTGGAGTTATTTTGCGAAAAGTTGGCAGATATTGAACTGACAATACAATTAAATAGAAATGCACAAATCACACCGTATTTCATTTTTGCTGATAATACAAACGTGCTATCTATGAAAAACATCTTTAACAAGATTGCCAATTTTGAACCCGTTGTGTATCTCAACAAGCAGAAAGACCAAGACGGACAAGTCAGCTTTAAGCAGTTGTCTGACTATATCCAAGTATTCAGAACGGACGCCCCGTTTTTGCTGGATAAGTTACACGATGAGAAGTTAAGGGTTATGAACCAGTTGCTGACTTTCATTGGGATAAATAACAACCCATCAGACAAAAAAGAAAGGCTAGTTGTATCAGAAGCCATTTCTAATAACGGGGTTATCTCTGCTAATATAGAAGTAGGCTGGAAGTCCAGAAGAAAATTCGTTGAGCTTATCAATAAATGCTACGGGTTAGAAATCAGCGTGAAACCAGCGGAGACTATCCAGCAGTTTAACCTTGACAAAGTGGCGCTAGACTTGGCAGAAAAGGAGGGAACAATCATTGACCCAGAATAACACGACAGCAACGATTGCGACTTTTCTAAAATCAAGGTATAGAAACCCCGTGACGGGACGGTTGGACGGCTTGGCAGTTGATGAAAACGGCGACTTTCTGCACTATAACACGATTATAGACCAGACCTATAACGAGTTATTTAAGGACATGGAGCTAGTAAAAGGAGTTTCAGACAATTTCAAGAAAGAGTTTTGCAAACACTTTTACAACAGGGAGATTGGGCTTGAGACTTTCGCCCGTTTCCAGATTGCCCTTGAGGAAGTTTTAAACAATGAGTGTTTCAATCTCTTTAAATATCTTGCTGAAATCAGAAATAAGGCTATCAAGGACTTAAACCAGTCTATGAATATAGACACAGTAGGCAACCAGAAAGCAGACGGGCAAGCTCTTCAAATCGCTAACACCACACCACAGGAAAGAAAAGAAATCGTTTTTACTGAGCGCTACGGTGTGATAGAGTATGCTGACAACTTGGTAGAAAACCACCAGAAAAACAACGCTGACACAAAAAGCAATGTTTCAGGCTGGAGTGGGTCAAGTCTTGCCGAACGCTTACAAGCTAACGCAGAATTGAAAGACATTCAATTCCAGATTTTTAACGTTTGCGACAAGCTGTTTTTACAGGTATTTTAGGAGGCGCATAGATGAAAGATTTATCAAGTGCTAAAATACTAAAATATGATAGTATGTTAGAAGAAATCACGCTTTTCAGCTTTCAGGATTTTGCTTATTCTGATGATGGTTTATACTATATTCAGTCAAACAGTAGGCGCTTGGGTGACTTGTCTAAGTTGTGGATAAAGCTAAAACCTATCTCTTATCATTATGAGAGCATTGAAAATGAAACTTTCTGGAGTCTCAGGAAGAGCTACCAGCCGTTACAATCAACTAAGGCGCTGTTATTTATCCGCTTTAAGATTGTGGGCGCTTACTATAGCTTTGAGAAGCTGACCAGCAAAAGCAAGCTGAAAGGCTTTGGCAGAGTGATAGACGATAATAACTATTTTTCACGCATACCCCTTGTAAATGAGGTGGTACACTGGGACAACGGTGTTATTATCACTCCTAACTATCAAATGAACATCACAGGGCTAAAAGAAAGCCGTGTAGAGGTTGACGGTCAACAACTCCTTGAAGATTGGTCAACATTTAAAATCAATGTAACCAATGATAGAAAGGGAGTACCTCGCACCATTATGACAGCAGAAAGAGGACATGAAACATTATGATAATTATTAACTTGTCCGAGACAACGGACACATTACAGATTGAAGTCACGGGGCACGGAGACGATACAGACCAGTCTTGCGCCCGTGTATCAACCGTTTGCGATTGTATCTATTTATTCTTAAAATCTAACATAGATGATTATGTGAAAAAAGACGGCTACACATTGCTACGGGTATTTAAAAAACGTACTACGGTACAGACTTTAAAAGCTATCTTGAGTTACATTGTAACATTAGAGCAACTTTATAAAAATTCAATTAAGGTTATAAATAAAGAAAAAGAGGTAGAAACAAATGGCAAAGACAACTAAACTTGTACGGGGTATTCATTCATGGATTAAGTTCCAGAAACACCAAGGTATTGAAAGCCTAACTATTGATGGTAAGCAGGCGCTTGCTGACTTGTCGCAGGATAAAAACGGGGACACAAACCTAATTTTGAACGCTGACAAGGACAAAGTGAACACAGTAGCGTCTAGCGTGCCTTACCTTGGTATTTCTCATACAATCACAGGGGAAGACCCTGACAAGAATAAGACAGCGAACATCAGCCAAGACTTGACACATTTTCCGCTATCTGGTGGGGAACTGGTAACGGTTACAAAAGAAACAGACGGCTTAACAATTCATGATGAAAAGGTCACAGAATTTGTAAATACAACGCTTTCAGCAAAAGAAACAGAGCTAAAAGAATACATTAACGAGAATAGTAATGTAATTGGTTTACCTATTGTTTTAATTACTAACGGCAATATTGACGGGTTTGGGACTGTATCGCCTGATATTGAAACAGTTGCAGAACATAATGCTTTAGATATGATTGAAATAGTTTTATATGACAATAAAACCAATTTAAGCGATTTAATTATTTTGCCTGTTAGTGAATTACTTTCAAACACAAGAAAAATTTATAACCTATCAATTTGTAGTTTGCTAGTTGCACGTAATACAGATGATAGAGTTGATTTTACCTTTAACAAACATAGCGAAGAAGATAAGGTATCATATTTCATTAAATGGTTTACATCGTATAATGGAAAAAATTATTTATCTCTAAATTTAAGCTATAACACAGCACATTTTGAAGGCTATGAAAATCCTAATAAAGAATTAACTTATGCACCGGTTACACCATCAGCGCCATCAGCGCCATCAGCTCCATCAGCGCCATCTACAGGAGAGTTTCCAATAGCGAACACAGAGCCAATAGCAGATGAAGAATCACACTAAAATAAGAAAGGATTTTAAAACATGAATCCAGAAGAATTTAAAGATGAATTTTTCAGGGCTTACCGTGGGCGCTATTCGTCCTACTGGGTGGAACGTTGGGGGCTTATCCCCTCAATCCCTACCAGCTTTGACAATGCCAATTCAGTCTACGAACTTTTGGCTTGGCTACAGCGTGCCTTTAAGCAACTACTAGATGATTTTGTGGCGCTGGAAAGCGAACTAGAAGATTATAAGAACGCTTTAACAGAACTCCTAGAGCAACTTATTCCCTTGCTTATTCGTCGCTACATGGAGAGTAAGGAAGCGGACGACTGGTTTAACAAAAAAGCTGACATCTACTATAACAAGATTATCAAGCCTTACATTGACGCAGAGATTGCTAAAGTCAATAAGAAAATCGCTGACCTTGAAAATAAGGTAGATGAAGAAGTAAAACGACTTGATGGGCGGATTGACGCTTTAAATGACAAGCTAGAAAAAGAAATCAAGAAGCTTGACGACCGAATCACAAAGGAAGTTGAAACCTTAAACAACCGTATCACGGCAGAAAACAACGCACTAAAAGAACGGATTAAAGCCCTAGAAAATGCTAACGCAGACTTGCAAAACACTTTGCGTAAAATCATTGAAAACCTTGAGGGGTCAGGCGCTTGGAGTGGTGGCATGACTGGTAGCTTTAACCAAGGGCGCAACATCGCAACAGGTAACATCAACCTATTCGGAGGTACGCCAGACGGTAACAGCTTTATCAGAACGAATAACGGAAGCACAGAAAACGACTTGTCAGGAGGTATCTAATGCCCTTAGAAACAAGATTTTCAACCTCTACCACAGCCAACGTAGAAAACTTTGGTACTGGTGTAGCCCCTTGGACAGAAACCTATGCCAACGCTTGGCAGTTCTCAGGAGATACAGACTACGGCTATATGACCAACGGCAACACGACCTATATACAGTACGGGCAAAATGACCCGTCTGTATGGGCGTCAATGCGTTTCTGGGGCGAATCCGTTGAAATCCTAGAAGAGACAAAAAACGATGATAATTCCATTACAGCGAAAATCAGAGTTAAAGCCCTCTTTTGGTGGAGTAAACGGGTCAGCTCAAACGCTGGGTATCGGGTGGAGTATGATATAAAAATCAATGGGCACACCGTTTGGACATTTAGCGGATATACAACCGATGAAGTGATTAAAAATGATGAAGTTGCCCAAGACTTTACCGTAACCATACCAGCCGAAGAAAGTTCATCAGCCAGCGCCTTAAATATAAATGTATCTTATCCAGACGGACAATATTCAGACAATTCCTTTTACGTTGGTATGTACCTATATAATACCAACAAGAAAAAGCCTAAAACGTTAAAACCGTGGGCAATCCGTAAGAGCAGAATCTTTAAGACCTTAAACCGCCCATCGGGTATCTTCCAGCAGAGAAAAGGCAGTTGGCAAGACGTCAGCGAACAGCCAGCAAACGCAGTCGGGCAAGCAGTCAGCGCACCGCACAGCCTGAGACGTGGAGGGCAATGGATAGGACAAGGACAGATAGGACAAGAATAAGGGAGGGTTTCAGCCCTCCTATTTTTAAAGGAGAGACTATGAAAGAATCAACCAAAATATGGCTTTATGCAAAAAGCCCTTTTAAAAATGACTATGCCAATGTGATTAACTTTGAGACAAGGGAAGCGATGAAAGACTTTTTCACAAAGAAGAATCCACATATAGAAATTGTGTACGAGTATGACAAGTTTCAATATACTCAAAGAAACGGCTCAATCGTAATTTCTGGGCGGGTGGAGAAGTATGAGAATGTAACCTACATGAGGTTTATTAACAATGGACGTACTTACTATGCCTTTGTCTTTGACGTTCTCTATATCAATGAAGACGCTACACGCATTATCTACGAGGTGGACGTTTGGAACACCTACCAGCACGAACTAAAGGCGCTTAACGTGATTGGGCAAGTAGAACAGCAGACCTTGCCTAATGAGTTATGGGCTTTAAAAGACAGTCAGCAAGGCTTTTCAGTTGGGACTAAGTACGCTACACGGGCTGGAGAAGTTGGGATAGATACAGAGTGGCTTGTAGTAGTCGCAAAGCCTACTATAAAAATGACAACCAAGGCAAACAGACCTGTAAACATGAGTTATTCAGGTATGCAGAAGACTTTTAAATACTTTTTTATCCCTGTAAATTTGAAATCGGGAGCAAGTAAACCGTTTATCTTTCAGGGCAAAAAGTATGATAGCTTTTACCTTGAAAACCTATATAAACATTTGTTTGGCTTGAATCAGGACGGGTCAAGCACCGTAAACCAGATTGTAAACATGTATTTAAGCCGTGACATCGGGGTTAAATACAAGGAGACAACCGAGGGAGACAAGACCTATATAGAAATCCTATCGAACATCACAGGAAGCGTTGCAGAGATTGGCAGAAAGAACAGCCGAAACTATCGCACATCAGGAAGCTCAAGCGGTGGAGGTGGAAGCACCAATGAAAGCGGAGACATTTCAACAGAGGAAAGCCGAGTTAGGTTAGTGGCTAGAATTATTAAGAAGCTAGTACCAGACGCAACAGCGGAAGGAATCGCTGGAATTATCGGGAACTTTTCAGCAGAAAGCAACGTCACAGCCAAGAAATATGAGGCGGACTATGCTACAGGTTACGAGTACGATAAAATGGAATCAGAGCCAACAGCCGAGAACCTTATGGGAAGCTGGGGCGCTTTTGCCAGTCTATACTCTATCAGCTTAAACGAAGCAGGCTATAGAGGGTCAGACGGTAAGCACTGGATAGGTATCGGGATAGGTCAGTGGACGGGTCCAAGGGCTGAAGAGCTTTTAAACTTTGCAAGAAGTCAAGGAAAATCACTATGGGATTTTAACCTACAATTTCAATTCATGAACCAAGAGAGCAGAGCCGATACGTTTAGACGGGTAGCCAGTTCCACAGCCAGCGCCAGCACAAACGCAAGCGACTTTATGAACAACTGGGAGGGTGTAGCCTACAAAGAAGCCGAACGCATAGAGCAGGCTAACGCTTGGCTTTCAACCATTCAAGACGAGTTACAGAAAGGGTAAGATATGGCAGAAGCAACAGAAACGCTAAAAGCACTAAATGAAATCAAGTCACGGGTAGGTACTAGCGTAGGTAACGGGCAATGTTACGGGCTAGTGGCTTTGTATTCTCAACTGCTGGGCGGTTGTGACATCGGGGGAGGTATCAACACCCCAAACCCCAACGGAAACGGCAGACAAGCCAGCGGAAGCGATACACAGAGGGGCATGAGTGCCAGCAACATCGGGGGTGACTATGACTGGGAAGCGCTGGGCTGGAAAGTCCGCTTTGACCCGTCTTGGGCTGATTTAAGGGTAGGCTGTATTGTGAACTATATCCCGTCAGGTAGTAACATCTGGGGGCATACGGCTGTTATATCAGCGGTCAATGGCTCAAGCTATGACGTTATAGAACAAAATTATGCTTGGAGTGGCTACACAACCGAAAGAACGGGTATAGACACGGTTGCCAATATTGAAAGCATTATCTACCCTCCCGAAGTGGTAGCAGGTGGAGACATCGGAGAAATCACAGGCAACACAGGGGATAGACAGCTAGGTAATGGCGACTATTCAAAAACAGCCTTTGACGTTGAAGCCTTACTAATTGAGGTTGACGGATTTTTTGACTATCGCCCGAATGTGTACGAAGTGCCGAACCTCCTAAAAATCGCTTATGACCAGATACAAGAGGGCTTACGCTCATACATGGGTAAAGACGACCTAGAAATAGAGGTACAGTTACTTAATAGTGAATTTACTGAAATAGAATTGTATGATATTTACGGTAATAGCTATGTGTACCAACCGCAGTATTTACCAAGGACGATAGACGAAAATCACAAGTATAAAGTGGTAGTGAGTGGAAGCCTTGGCGATAGTAACCAAGTCCATATAAACTTTTTAGAGTACAACAACGCTAACAATGTAAGCTATGCAGATAAGAACATTCTGGATAGCTTAGAGAGTGGCGACTGGGCGGAACACAATCCAGAGCATTTTAAATACGGTTTGAATGACGTGACAGGGAAAAGCGTTGCAATCCTAAATGACGCAGAAGCCAGCTACATTCAATCACACAAGAACCAGATGGAACATACACAGCTAACGTTTAAAGAAAACAGGGAAACGCTTAAACAGAGTATCGACCTATCTAACAAACAAGTTGCTAACGCTAACTCACAAGCCAGCTACAATGCACAATATGCCGTAGATAGTGCTAACATCAACCAATGGACGGAGGGCGCTAGTGGTATCTTAAACGTAGCTGGAAATCTCTTAACAGGTAACTTTGGGGGTGCACTTGGTGGGCTTGCGTCAGGTGGTATGAAAGTATTCAACGCTAACCGTGACTATAATAATAAAGTAGTTCAGCAAAGTTTCACAGATACAAACAACGCCTTAAACTCGCAATCAAACGCACTCGCTAACATGAAATCTAAGATAGCCCTTGACCAGTCTATCAGAGCTTACAACGCAAGCATGGCAGACTTACAAAATCAACCTATCAGCGTCCAGCAGATTGGGAATGACCTAGCTTTCCAATCAGGAAACAGACTAACAGACGTTTATTGGAAAGTCTCCTTGGCTCAGAAAGAAATCATGGGACGGGCGAACGAGTACATCAAATGCTATGGTGTGCTTGTCAACTGGTTCACTAATGACGCTTTAAGCGTGATGAGGTCAAGAAAGCGGTTTAATTATATCAAGATGATTAACTTAAACCTTGGAACATTAAGAGCCAATCAATCGCACATCAACGCACTACAGGCTATTTTCCAATCAGGTGTCAGAATCTGGAATTATTCAGCGAATAAAGAAGACAGCATTTTGTTTGATATTCAGAAAAACAACCCGAATTTTTAAAAGTGTGATATAATGAAATAGAAAGGAGTGATTTTCTATCGAACAAGTTGAAAAATGGTACAATCCGCAGAAAATGCTATCTTATAACCAGTATCTTAATTTTGTTATTGGTGGGCGTGGTATCGGAAAGACTTTCGCACTCAAAAAACACCTGCTGAAACGGTTTATAGACAAGGGAGAGCAGTTTATCTACCTAAGGCGGAACAAGTCAGAGCTTGACCGAATAGACAAGGACAAGTTTTTTACTACAGAATTGCTTAAGCAAGTTTTCACTAATTTTGAGGTAATAGACAGTGACGCCAGCAAAATTCATACTAAGATTGTTTTCAGAGCGGACAATATGGAAGAAGAGGAAAATATACTTGTTTTGTCTTCTACTAAGATTATTCTTAACGGTAAAATCGTTTGCTATCTTAAGAGCTTATCTACTTGGGTTGACTTGAAAGGGTCAGAGTATGATGAAGTTATGAGTATTCTCTACGATGAAGTCTTAATAGACGTTACCAGTAAAAAGAGGTATCTGGATAACGAGGTGGAAGCCCTCCTAAACTTTATCTTTTCTGTTTTTCGTAGGCGTGACGGTTGCCATGCCTATCTACTATCAAATGCAAGTAATTTCAACAATCCCTATTTTGCCTTTCTCAAGTTCTACGATGATAACGGCAAGCGCTTTTACAATATGAAACAGTATGCAACCCTTATAGAGTTCCCCCCTCATTCAGCCTTTCAAACTGAGGAAGAAAAAGAGAGCGGATTCTTTAAACTCTTAAGTAAGTCCAGCATTTATGAAAGCGTTGCTAATAACGAGTTCCAGATTAAGAACGATAAGAATATAGCGAAGATTAAAGGCTTAAAATCTAGGCTTTATAGTTTCTATTGTGACGGTACTTTTTTAACAGGGTACTATATCGACAATATGGTATATATCGCTAAAGGCTTTGACAAAAATTTGACCGCTTATTGTTTGGAAGTTGAACAGGTGGAAGACGGGTTTGTGTACTTGAACAAGTCCAGCGCACTAGGTAAAACTTTAAGGAGTCTATACTTAAAGAATATGTTTATTTATGAAGATTTAGAAACTAAAAACAAATTTATAGAGGTAATCAATCATGTTATATAATATTATGCTAGAGGTTGCTAAAGGCGACTATATCACAATTCTCTTTGCTTTAATTCTGTTTGACTTTATCACAGGTTTTTTAAAGGCTTGGAAATGGAAAGTGACAGATAGCTGGACAGGGTTAAAAGGAGTTATCAAACATACCTTGACATTCATTTTTTACTACTTTGTAGCGGTATTCTTGACCTATATTCACGCTATGGCGGTCGGTCAGATTTTACTGGTTATCATTAACTTATATTATGCCTTGTCAATTATGGAAAATCTCGCTGTTATGGGTGTATTTATTCCCAAGTTTATGACGGCTAGAGTTCAAGAAGAGCTACAGAAATACACCGCACAACTAGACGCAGGAAAAGACCTGCTAGAAGAATTTAAAGGAGATAAAAATAATGGTTAAAAAGAATGATTTATTTGTAGACGTTGCAAGCCATCAAGGCTACGACATTTCAGGGATTTTGGAAGAAGCAGGAACAACAAACACAATTATTAAAGTGTCAGAAAGTACAAGCTATTTAAACCCTTGCTTGTCTGCTCAAGTGAGCCAGTCAAACCCTATCGGGTTCTATCATTTTGCTTGGTTTGGTGGAAATGAAGAAGAAGCCGAAGCAGAAGCACGCTATTTCCTTGCTAACGTACCTAAGCAAGTTAAATACCTTGTATTGGACTATGAAGACCACGCAAGCGCAAGCGTACAAAGAAACACTACAGCGTGTTTACGCTTTATGCAAATTATCGCAGAAGCTGGTTATAAACCTATTTATTATAGTTATAAACCTTTCACGGTTGAAAACGTGGACTATCAGCAAATCCTTGAACAGTTCCCTAATTCTCTATGGATTGCAGGGTATGGGCTAAACGATGGTACAGCTAACTTTGAATACTTCCCAAGCATGGACGGTATACGTTGGTGGCAATATTCTAGTAACCCGTTTGACAAAAATATTGTACTGTTAGACGATGAGGAAGAAGATAATGTGAGCAGTGAAAACAATCTAAAAAGCCTTACCAGCGTAGCCAATGAGGTTATTCAAGGGCTTTGGGGTAACGGTCAAGAACGTTATGACAGCTTGACAAATGCAGGCTATGACCCTCAAGCAGTTCAAGACAA